AGAGAACTGCTGACTATTTTAATAGAAAGTATAATTTAAATGTGGTGGATTTTGACGTTGCAGATAGCTTTGGTATTGCACATTATGCTAACAAGGTACTGACAGAACGATGAAGTTGTATCAAAATAAAGACTGGCTATTCAGAAGGTATTCTGTTCAAAAGAAAACCATTATTGAAATAGCTGAAGAGTGTAAAGTTTCTGCTATGACTATACAGAGATACCTAGAAAAGTTTGGATTGACTAAAAAAAGATGAGTAAAGATGTGTGGCTAAATGCCAATCAAGAAACAGCAGGAGATCTTATCCTTACAGGTTATCATGGCCCCCTAAGAGATATGCCTGTTTACGATGAGGTAAGATCATTATTCGGACACGGATCAACAGCCCTAGACTTTGGGTGTGGAGTAGGAAGAAACTCTGTAGCACTATCTGACACATATGATAAAGTTATTTCTTTTGATTTGCCCAGCATGATTGGCCTAGTCCCAGAAGATAACAAGCTAAGCAATATAACATATACAACCGACTGGGAGTATGTAAAATCTTTTAAGTTTGATACTGTATTAGCAAGCCTTGTGTTTCAGCATATAGAAGATTCAGAATTGAATTCATATTTAACCGACCTGTCTCAAATAGCGGACAGATTAGTTCTTCACAGCAGAACCTGGATTGATCATTCTGCATCACAGGTATTGCCAATTGTAGAGAAATACTTTATAATTGATACTATTGAGTATTCAAGAGATCCCAATAATCCTATTGAGGATCATTTTATTGCAACATTAAACAAGAGGGCGGAATAATGTTAAAACCAGTATATGAAGATGTATCTCAGTTTCATTGTAATGATTTGTATTTAAGATCAGTAGGTGCTCCAGCAGGCAATAAGATCTGGGGAACATGCCATGAAATTGCACACATGTTAATTGAAAAGAATATATCATATGGCAACTCGGCTTTAGAACCTGCAAGAATATTTTCAACGGCGGACTCAACAGAACAATTAAAGGTCCGTATTGATGATAAGTTAAACAGAGTAAAGAACAACCAAGGCTTTGCTGGAGACAATGATATTGATGATTTGATTGGCTATTTAGTATTATATAAGATTGCAAAGGCTAATTCTAATTGACATTTTAGTCAACTGAAAGTATAATAGGTTAATGAGCGAAATAGAATTAGCCCAACATTTTGACAGAATGAACAGGGTTGTAGAAGAACTTCTCAAAGGCAACACGCCAACACAGATTGCTACCCTAACGGGATTTCAAAGAAAAGAAGTTCTTGAGTTTATTGACGAGTGGAAGACTGTAGTCCATAGCGATAGCGGAATCAGAGACAGAGCAAGAGAAGCCATCTCAGGGGCAGACCAGCACTATGCAATGCTTATCAAGGAAGCCTGGAAAACAGTTGAAGACGCAGATCAGGCAGGACAGCTAGCAGTTAAGTCAGGTGCATTAAAACTAATTGCAGACATAGAGACAAAGCGAATAGCAATGTTGCAGTCTGTTGGCGTACTTGAAAATAATGAAATTGCATCTCAAATTGTTGAGACAGAACGTAAGCAAGAAGTACTAATAAGAATATTAAAAGAAGTTACAGCACCATGCCCTAAGTGCAAAATGGAAGTTGCAAAAAGATTATCTCAAATTACTGGAGTAATCGAATCCGTCCCAGTAGAGGAAGCAGATGTCGTTTGATTATGCTGACCTTATTGATATGCTTGACGGCGAAGAGTTTGACGAAAAGCCAGTCGATCTAAAAACATTTGCTACCCATCCAGAGTACCTAGGACTTCCCCCTCTTTCAGAGTACCAGTATACATTAATTGAAAAAAGTTCTCAGATATATAAAGAGTCAACTCTAATTAAATTGTTTGGCGAAGAAGAAGGAAAGGTAAGGTTTAAGCAGACTGCTAATGAAGTTGTTGCTCAGCTAGGTAAAGGAAGCGGAAAAGATTACTGCTCAACTATTGCTGTATCATATATAGTTTATTTGTTGTTGTGTTTAAAAGACCCAGCAACATATTATGGTAAGCCTCCAGGAGATAGCATTGATATTATTAATATTGCTATTAACTCACAACAAGCAAGCAACGTTTTCTTTAAAGGATTTAAAACACGCATTGAAAAGTCTCCGTGGTTTGCGGGCAAGTACAGCGACAAGGCTGCTGAAATTAAATTTGATAAAGCAATAACAGTACATTCTGGTCACTCTGAGCGTGAAGCTTGGGAAGGGTATAACGTTATTGTTGTTATTCTTGATGAGATTTCAGGCTTTGCAATTGAAAATACTACGGGTCATGATCAGGCTAAGACTGGTGGCGCTATATATGATATGTATAGAGCATCAGTAGATTCTCGTTTTCCTGATTTTGGTAAAGTTATTTTGCTTTCCTTCCCAAGATATAAGAATGATTATATACAGCAAAGATACGATGCTGTTGTGGCTCAGAAGGAAACTATAGTTAGAGAACATAAATTTAAAATGGATACAGATCTTCCAGATGGTACAGAGGGAAATGAATTTGAAGTACAATGGGAAGAAGACCACATCTTATCTTACAAGATACCAAAGGTGTATGCTCTAAAACGCCCCACATGGGAAGTTAATCCAGTAAGAACCATTGATGATTTTAAAGTTGCATTTTTTACAAACCCAACAGATGCTCTTTCTAGATTTGCATGCATGCCGCCAGAAGCAGTCGACGCATTCTTTAAGTCAAGAGAAAAAGTTGAAAAGGCGTTTAATAAAGGCCACTTAGCAGTAGACACATTTGGAAGACTAGAAGAATGGTTTATACCAGATCCAGATAAAAAATATTTCTTGCACGTAGACTTAGCTCAAAAGCATGACCATTGTGCAGTTGCAATGGGGCATGTAAATAGATGGGTTAATGTTAAAGTAACCGACACATACTCTCAACCAGCACCGATTGTTGAGATAGACGCAGTAAGATACTGGACACCAACAGCAGATAAGTCTGTTGATTTTACAGAAGTTAAAGATTATATTTTATCACTTAGAACAAGAGGCTTTAACATAAGCGTTTGTACCTTTGACAGATGGAATTCTCATGATATGATGCAACAACTAAAACAATACGGCATCAATACAGAAATTCTATCTGTCGCTAAAAAACATTACGATGACATGGCGATGGTTGTGCTAGAAGAAAGACTGACTGGCCCACACATTCAATTATTAATTGATGAACTACTTCAGTTAAGAATTATGAGGGACAAAGTTGATCACCCTAGAAAGGGATCAAAAGACTTGGCGGATGCTGTATGCGGTGCTATTTATAATGCTATAAGTAGAACTAGATTTGACTCTAATCAAGAAGTAAACGTTCACACATATGAATCAATGACTTTTGATAATGATTTTGGTGTAGAGCCTGACGGAGAAACGTCTACATTTAATATGATAAGGGCACCACGTATGCCAGAAAACTTAAAAGACGCAATGGACAGGATGATGATAATATGAGTACGTATCAAGAAAAAGCAAAAGAATGTAAGTGTTGCGGAAAGCATGTTCCGCTTCCCACTGTATTAAAAGAATATAATGGAATAGTTTTATGTCCAACAACATTTTCTAATGTAGTTGAATATAAAAGAATATGGATAGCCTCTGGGAAAAGACCAATGGGAAATATTCGTAAACATTTTTCAGAATATGTACAGCAAATAGTTGAAGCAACTATTGACAAAAATGAAGACGGCACGTTATAATAGACTTCTAAGCAACAATAGCTTAGTTGGTTAAAGCCCCGAACTCATAATTCGGTAATCGTAGGTTCAAGTCCTACTTGTTGCACGAAAGGTTAATATGGATAACGAAGATAAAATGGAATACTATCTTTCAATAGGTGCCATAGAGTTATCTGGAATGGACGAGGATGGCGAATTCATATTTAACATAACAGACAGAGCAAAAAAGCTTGCACCAGAACTTTGGCGGGCACACGAAGAGCATGTTAATGAGTCATTAGTTTCTCTATATAATAAAGGATTAATTAATGTAACATACAATGATAATCTTGAAGCAATAATTGAGATGTCTGATGAAGGAAAAAAAGTAGCAAAAGAGATGGGCTTAGTTGAAATGGATATGGACATAGATATTCCAAATGATTAAGACAAGCCTTCGTAGCTCAGGGGATAGAGCGAGACTCTTCTAAGGTCTGCGTCGCAGGTTCGATTCCTGCCGAGGGCACAATGCGGATGTTGCATATTGGTAGTGCCTCTGCCTTCCAAGCAGAAGGGGTGAGTTCGATTCTCATCATCCGCTCAAATAAAAAAATGCTATACTAATCATAAGCAGTACAAAAAATAAGGAGAA